GCAATCCAGGCGAAGTTCAGCCACGCGACAGCGATCGCCGAGCCACAACTGGCCATCGCCCGCGGCTACGCGCGGCTGGCCCGGCGGCTGGCGCAGGAGAGCAAGGCGTGAGTGATGGCCGCCTCACTATCCGGTTCAGCACGGCCTATCAGGCCTGGATTGCCGCTGCGGGTGGTGATAAGGCCGATGCCGTGCGCGCCCTGATGGTGCTCGGGGCTGCCGCGCTTGACCTTCCAGGATCAGCGCGTGAGGCGGTGCGGCTCCTGGAGTCCGATCTGAATGAGCGTGCGATCGATGCCCTGCTCGCCCTGGCAGACAAGCGGCAGACAAGCGGCAGACAAGTGGCAGACAAAGTACCTGGCAGGCCGGTATCTGCGCTGGTACAACCTGATACCAATGCGGCGCAACTACTTTTCGAGGATGATCCGTTGGGGAGTATTGGAATAGAGGTGTGAGCTATGCGCAGTCGTCCACTGAATGCCGCGCCACTCGATCGGGCGATGCTCGACACAGCGGCAAACCCGGTGCGAGTAGTGTTTGGCATTTTATTCTTGGCCTGGTCGTGGGTGTCGACGGTACTCATCCTGGGCCGCTTCCTGGCACCGGCTATCACGGCCACGCCGGCCGGTGTGCCGGGGAGTGCCATCGCGGCGCTTGTGATTGCGCTCCTTGTGACCGGGCTCGAATTTGTCAGCGTCGGGCGCTGGTCAGTTGTGTATTGGCCCGTCCTGCTGCTCCTGGACGCCCCGTTTACGATGATTCAGACCCATGCTTGGCTTTCCGTCTTGGTGCGGCCCTATATTGCCGAGATGACCGCAGGCACGGATGGTGCGATCTGGCTTGTCGCGTTTGTCTGTGGTATCATTGCGGCTATCTTCGGCGAGATACTGCTCTTCGGAAAACGGAGGCAATAATGCCACCTCAAGCGCCCCCCGAACCTAATGGCCTGCTCCTGTTCGGCCTCTGCGTCCTCGGCGCATGCGCCCTGATCGGGCTGCTCAAGCTCAATCACTGGCTCCACACCCGGCGTGATTATGTCGCGCCGGGCACACCGATGCTGGTTGAAAAACCTGATACCAGAGCGGTACATGTACCAGTACCGGGTATTGATACCAGAGCCGGTACCACCTTGCCAGCGCGCGACATAACGGAGGATGCGGAAATGCCGCGGGTCGGCCGCCGGCTCAGTGACGATGCGATTGTGGCCATGCTGGCAACCCAGAAGGGTGAGGACGGGGCCAAGTATCGGTTCTCGGCCAATCAGATTTACGAGCTGGTGAAGGGGCCGCGTGCTGAGGTGCTGGATCGGATTCGTACGATCCGCGAGGGGCCGGTGGCGCCGCAGGTGCGTGAGCATCAGGCCCGGCTGGCGGAAATTCAGGCCGCCCACGCTGACTCGCGATAACCCCCACACCGCCCACCCCGCAACGCCCCGGTGATTGCCGGGGCGTTCGTGTGTTTGGGATTGCCCCAAACTTTGGATTATATCAGGTATTTATCAGGTATTTATCATAGAGAAACAGGTAAGACTATGCTATGATAAGCGCAGTTAACCGATAGCAATCACCGAAAGGGGCCTCCGATGTTTTATGCAGTCGCCTACGCCTATGGCAGCACGGTCGTCAACAACGGCAACCGACCCGATCGGGTGTACGAGTTCACCCGCCGTGAACTGCGCGATGCCTGGGTAAGCGACGGGCCAGCTGACATTAGCGCATCGGGATACCGTGAGGCGGTCAGCGCACGACACGCAATGGTGCGCGGGAACGATTGGAAAGAGGACGGCGACGGGGAAGGGTGGGAGGTGCTGGCACGGCAGCGGGTCGATCGGTCAACCGCGCTCGGCAAGATCCGCGGTACCATTTTTTACTTCGAGGGCAAGGATCATTACGCCTGGGTGGCCACGGCGAGCGAACGCGAGATCGTCAGCTGGGCAAAAGCGGTTGACGCAGATGACGCAGACTCGGAATAAAAGGAGAAACACTATGAACGAGGTCGCTAAGAAACTTGTCGCCCGCGCCGCGCGGGCCGATGTCCGGCAGTACCGCGAGCGCGCCCAGCGCGGCGCCAGCATCGATCAGCTGACCAGCGACGCTTGGCAGCAGGCACTGGTCGAGCATCCTGAGTTTCGGGAGTGGCGCGGCGCAGAGGAGTACTTTGGACGTGTGTTTACTGGCGAGATCGAGCGCGAATCCTGAGTTGTTGCCATTTTTCAGCACTCTCTGTGCTATGCTCGCCGGGGAGTGCTGAAACACAGGGAGGGCATCATGGATCTGCAGGACTTTGCGACAGGTAACGAGATCGAGCCGTACGATGTCGCGGCAATCAATCGCGCCTACGGTCAGGCGATCGGCTGGGACGGGCTGTCGCCACTCTCGTACAACGACTTGCCGGAGCCTTGGGGGAGTCTCAAGGCTGAAGCAGAGCGACTGAACGCCGCCGCCCACGAGGCGTTCATGGCCCGCCGACGTGGGCCGATTGGCATCACAGAGTGGGAAATGCGTGGTAGCCGGAGCGGCGAATAGTGCCCGACATTTTTAGCGGCACCCGGTTGTTGATAGCCTGCTTCCGTTGCGCCCCGGTCGATCCGGGGCGCTGCTCTTTCCCCGCCAGCCGCTGCTGCAGCGCCGCGATCCGCGCGAGCAGTGGCGCCGTGGCTTGTGTTCGTCAGATCGGCCAGGGCGCTCGGTCAGCCGATTCGGTAACTGCCGCCGAATCGGAAGTCGTACACCCCGCCGCCCAGCTCGCCACCGGTCAGCGCCGCCAGGTTCACGCCGGCCGTACCGCTTTTCACGAGTGTCGCGGCACTGCTCCCGTTGGCGAACTGCAGGGCAATGCCGAGGTAGTTCGCCGCAAAGGTCACCCCGCGCCACTCGCAGCTTCCGATACCGGCAATGGCCATGCTCGCGTTCGCGACCCCCGCGTACGGCCACCCGGTGATCGTCAAATTGCCCACGGGCGCGACCGTCGTGGCGCTGATGTCGACTCGGCCGTTGAAAAACAGCCGGTTGCCAATCACCGTGTACTCGACGAGGTTGGCGTTGCCGTACGTGAACGTCCCCGCCGTGCCTGCCCCGACGAGGGCTGGCGCAAAGGATCCGGCTTGCGGGATGACAAAGCCCCAGCCCACCAGCGGGTTGCGGAGCTGATGGGCCAGCTTCTGTGGTTTTCGGTCGTCACTCATAGATACTTCGTGATCAGGATCGCCTCCAGGTCGCTTGCCTCTCCCGGCTCGAAGCGCACGCTGATGGACGACTGATCGATATGACAGGTGGTACGCGCGACGTAGAAGCGCGCGGCGGCATCCGACTGATTGCTGGTCGGTGCCACATCCAAAAGTTCGACCACCTCGAGCATCGCATTCGGCCGCGCGTTCCAGAACGCGACCTGGCCACCTGAGCTATCAAACACCGTCGCCTCGCCGAGATGCACTTGGTAGGTGATCGTGGTCGGTGTCGCGCCGGCCCACACCCCGGCGTAGAACTCCCGATTCTCATAGACGCCGTAGGCATATGGCTGGCTGCCATTGCCGCGCGCCATCAGCGCCTCGATTTTCGCGCGGTATGTCGAGTCGGTCTCGACATACTCAGTCGCGGTGACGCCACTGGCCGTAATGTGCTCGGTGCTGGTTGAGATGAAGGCGTTAATCGCGGCCAAGTTGGTCAGCAGCGTGCCGATCTGGGTGGTCGTCGTTGTCTTGGTCGTGCTCGTGCTGCTGAGCAGTGTCCACTCGGTGGTCGCGTACCAGCCCGCAAAGTGCAGCGTCAGCCGCACCTCACCCAGATCGCCCGACCGCACCTCGGACGACGGCGCCGCTTTGGGTGTGCTGAGCCGCGCCAGCATGGTGTTGCCGTAGTCGTCGACCTCCGTACCATCCGAAACATTCCCGATCGCGAGCGCCAGGTCTTTCTTGCCGTACAGCCCCTCGCTGGTCGTATCCTCGAAAAATGTCGAGGATGTGGGCCGGGCGCCCTGTGTGCCCAGCACCGTTTGATACGTCACGCGGACGCGGTTGGCCATCTCGCGTACGGAAACCGACCGCTGATGCGGTCCAAACTGCGCCTCGATCGTCTCTAAGACCCCCTCCCAGCAGACATCGGCATCCGGCCCGCTGACCTCACACGACCGCATGAGGCCGTTGGCGAGCCAGTCCAGCGCCTCTTCGAGCGTTGCGGTAAACGACACCGACAGGCTCTCAAAACCGAACGTGTCGGCGATCGAGAACTCCAGCGAGTCGATCCGTGCCTGCAGTGCGGCGATCAGGGTCGTGGTCGACGGCACGCCTGCCGCGCCGCGCTCGAACACGTTACATTGGAGGCCAAGAGCAAGGAGTGGTAGGAGCACGGCTACCTCAGCGTATGCGCGAGCGGCAGATGCTTGACGGTCAGATCGGCCGTGTTGGTGGTCGGGTGGGTCGTGTTGGTGCTGTCCAGCCATGCAGCGTAGAGGCTGGCGCCACTGTAGGCCCGCGGGAGTGTCCCGCGATAGCTGCCGATGTCTTCCACGTTGCCCGAGCTGTTGATGATGCTGTAGACCCGCGGGACGGCGTTCGGCACGTAGATCCCATTGGGGTTGTAGTTATTGGCCTGCTCGACGATCACCGATGTTGTTGTGACGGCGCCAATCGTGAGTTTAGCGAACGTATAGTAGAGCAGCACCTCGAAGTAATCAAGGGTTGCCGTGACGCTTGTCGCACCATCCGATGCCAGAAAAATATCCACCTCGAGGTCAGCCAAGCCGGATGTTTCGATACTCCGCAATGGCGTGATGTCGAACCAGCCGAGGTCAACCAGCGCGGTAGAGGCAGTGGCGCTGGGCAGTGCCACAACCGGTGAGGTACGGAATGCCACGCTGCCATCGGCCGACTGGGGCCGACAGAAGACCCGGATGTGACTGGGATTTGTGAAGGTCGTCAGCCGTGCCAATACCCGGACTCTATAGGGCACATTGCGCAACGCCGTGATCGTCGCATTGGGGGTGCCTCCGAACACGCTGCCGCCCGTGCCGCTCGTAGTGACCGCCGCGCTGATGGTCGTTGTCACGCGACTGGCGATCGTGGCCAGGTAGAGGGTTGAGCTGATAGCGCCAGCAGTCGGAGTCAGTTTGATGTTGAGCGGCTGCCCCTCATAGACCAGATCGCCCACCGGGCTGCCCAGGCTCTCGACATCATCCGGGCTACTGGTGCCACGGTTGCGGATCGAGACCGCATTCACCAGTGTCGTGAGTGCGCCAGCCGATCCGATCGTGCGCACCCAGGTGATCGTCGCGCGGAAGATCGCAGCGCCGCTCACGTTCTCTACGATGTAGGCGGGTGACTCTGGCACATCGGCATAGAGGATTTCACAGTACGTGGTATTTGTAAAGCCATCCGGCTGGACCGCCAGGATCGCCGGCGTGTCATAGAGCGTCGTGTTGAGGATCTGCCGCAGGAGCCGGAGCAATGCCGTTGCGTTATCTGGGCTCGTGGCCCGAAGCTGGATGCCGACCGACTCCTGCACGGTATCGTAGGCCTTGCCGATCAGGCTTTTGCCGAGCCGGAACGGTGGCCCGCCGCCCAGGATCGGCATGGTTGGTGCCGGCGCAGGTGTCCAGATGCTGCCGGTTTCGTCATTGAGTGCAAGCTCGAACGGCGTGGTAGTTTGGGCCGTCCAGGGGGAGCCGGAACCGTTGTAGGGCGTCTGCGCTGCTCCGCCGCCCGCCAGGTAGTAGGTTGTCCCACTGGCGATGATGCGTGTGTTCGATGCCATACTAACGTTTGGCTCCTAGACTCTGCGTAACCCCGCGCTTGACCTGATCGATCAGGCCCGGCACATTCAGGTTCGCCGGCGGATTGTAGATATTCACGTTGATCGTCGTGCCCCCGCCCCCGCCACCTGCCCCCACTGCCGCCCCGAACCCGGCGGCAATCTGCGGCAGGTTGCCGAACGGCACGGCGGCGAGCTTGATCATGCTGCTGTAACTCGTATCCAGGGCTTCGGCCGCACTTTGGAGGGCCGCGATATCGGCCGATGGGATCGCACTGGCCCGCGCGCCCAGACGCCGCGCGGTGTCAAGCGTCTGGCCCATCCCGGTCTCAAATTTCGCGAGGTTCTTCGGGTCAAGCACGAAGTCACCCGAGGCCAGCGCCTGGGCGAACAGTAACTCATCCTTGAAGGCGCCAATGACGCTGCTGGTGGCATCGCCGAACGCCTTGGCCGCCTCCAGTCCTTTCGTGTCGTAGGCGCGGGCCGCCTGGCTCACTCGCAGGATGATGCGATTTGCGTCGTTTGCCACCCGATCGATCTGCGCATTGCTGGGGCTCTGGTAGTCAGCAAATAGTTTGGCGGGCAGATCGAGCACGCTCTTGAGCGCCGCAACGGCCGCGCCTTCGGTATCGGCAAACTGCCGTGCCGCTTTGGCTTGATCCTCGGACAGCGGCACCATCCGCCCGACGACGATTTGCGTAATGCGCTTGGCTTCGTCTGCCAAGGCTGTAATCTGGGCAACCGTCAGCGGCGGCCCGATGTCTGCGGCTTCCTGGCGAAGATCGGCCACATTTTTGACGGCATCGACCGCAGCACCGGCCGTCTGGCCATAGCGCTCCATGGCCTTAGCCTGATCGTCGGAGATCGGCAGCAGGCGGGCAATGACAATCCGGGCTACCTGCTGTGCCTCGTCGGCGAGTTTTGCGATCTGCCCGATCGGGAGTGGCCCGGCCAGGTCCGCCGCGTCCTTGCGCAGATCGGCAGCATCTTTGAGGATGCCAATCGCCCGCCCTGCGGCATCGGCATAGGCCGAGAGCACCGACACCTGCTGTTCGGTGGTCGGCTCGATCAGGCTCTCGACGACGCGCGTAATAATGAGCGCGTCACTGGCCAGGCGCTCGATCTGCTGCAGATAGAAGTCCGGCCCCATGCCTTCAGCCAGGCCCCGCCTGAGATCGGCGACATCCTTCAATATGCCGATGGCCGCTCCGGCGGCATCGGTGTAGCGGGTGAGTGCAGCGGCCTGCTCCTCTGTTTCGGGGATCAAAAGCTCCTGGACGACCCGCGTAATAATCTGGGCATCACTGGCCAGTCGGGTAATCACCTGGTAGGTCAGATCTGGCCCGATCCCCTCGGCCAGGCTTTTCCGCAGATCTGCCACATCCTTGAGCACCCCGGTACTGGCGCTGACGGCATCAGCATAGGCCTGCAGATCTTTGAGTGCCTGCTCGGCGAACGGGAGCACCAGCGTCTGCACGATCCGCACGATCCGCTGTGCGTCAGTTGCCAGCGCGTTCACCCAGCCGAGATCGAGCGGTGGGATGGCCTCCGAGAGCCCGCGCCGCAGATCGGCGATCTCCTGCACGATGCCGGTGCTCGCCGAGACCATTTCGGCGTAGCGCTTGAGATCGTCCTCTTGGCGCTGGTTGGCGCCCACAACCCGGCTTTCGAGCAAATTGACGATCGCTTGCGCTTCGTCTGCCAATGTTTGGACATGGGTGAGCAGGAGCGGCGGCGGTGGCGTGCCCAGGCTCTTGCGCAGGTTGACGATCTCGGTGAAGACCGCCACCGCCGCCCGATCGGCGCCCAAAATATGCTCGAAGGTGCGCTGATACTTTGCCAGATTGGGATCGATCTTCGTCGCCAATGTGGTCAGCATCAGCGTGATTTCAGACGCCATCTGATCGAAGATGCTGGCCGGGAGCGGTGGGAGCGGCTGCGCGAGCGACTTATGCAGATCTTCCACCTGCGCCAGCACCTTGACCGTATCCGTGACGGTGTGCTCATAGGTGCGGAGTTGCTTGACCATCTCATTGTGGTGCGTGATCAGCGGCAGGAGCTGATCCAGGAACGAGATGGTTTGTTGCAGCGTCTGCAGGATGTCGCCCCCGCTTCCGCCACTCCCGCCGACGTGGTTCGGGCCACCCATGCCGATGCCCTGGATACCTGGCCCGCCCGCACCGCCGCTGCCCGTGTCTGCCCCTCCGCCCTCGCCAGTGTCCCCACCTGTACCTGCCCCGCCGCCGGTGGTCGGTGGCCCGCTGGCGCCGGCGTAGGCGTCTTGGACCCGGCCCGCCTGCTCCACAACCGTATCCGCCCAGGTCTTGGCCGCGCTGGCCTGGGCTTGTAGATCGCTAATGACCGCCTGCTTCTGGCTGTCTGAGGCGCCCTTGACCTTGTTGGCCTGTTCGGTTGCGGCCTCAATTACTTTAGCCTTCTGCTCTTCGGCCTGGGCGATCACCGCGTCTTTCTCGGCCTGCTCTGCGCCGGCGCGCTCAGCGGCTTTGGCCTCCGCGATCGCGATCTCGGTATCGGCCTGGGCCTTGGCCGCATCGGAGGCCGCTTTCGCCGTAGCCGCAACCTGCTCCTTTTGCTTGCCGCCGGTATCTGCATTGGCTTTGGCGGCCCGTTCCTCAATCTCCTGCTGCTTCTTCGCCTCCTCTGTCCTGATCTTCAGTTTGTCCTGTGCGAGCTGGGCGTCTCCGGTCTGGGCTTCCTGCCGAGCCTGCTCCTGGGCCGCCGCGACCCGCTCGTTATAGTGGGCCTCGGCAGCCTCACGCGCCTTGAACGCTGCTTGCTGCTCCTTCGACATATCCTTCTGGAAGGCGTCGAAATTGTCCAGCGTCTGGTCATACCTGACCGAAGCGGACGACTCGGCAATCTCGTTATTCAGCTCCTGGATGTCGCGCAGTCGCTGGGCAGCATATTTCGCATCGATCGCCGCGAGCTTACTCTGGGTATTCTCCTCAATATCAGCCAGCTTGTTCCCGCTGGACCGCTGAATATCTTCCAGGCGGCTGGCGGTGGCGGCTGCGGCCTTGGCAGACTTATCGGCAGCGGAAGCGCCACCGCGCCCACCGCCACCGCCGCGGCCCTTCTCAGCACTGATGATCTGCGCCTCGATCTCCTTATAGCGCGCGCTGCCGGCCGTCAATCCGGCCTGCTCTTGACGGAGCAGCCGCACCTGCGCGGCCTGATCGCCCTTGGCTCGCGCAATGGCCAGGTCAGCCTGGAGCTGCTCCTGGGCGGTGCGGGCCTGATTTCGCTGGATCGTCGCCAGCCGATCGGCCTGGGCGCGCTCCTCTGCCTGAGAGCGCACGGTTCCGCCCGAACGTTCGCCGGCGCGCTGGTCCGAGAGCGCCTGAGCGTTAGTTTTGGCTGCGCCTACCTGTGCCATCGCAGCAAACAGGCGGTAGTAGGCAGCGGTCAATACATCCACCCGACTACTGCTCTGCGCCAGGATCGCCGCGGTGCTTGCCCCGGCGGGGCCGGCCGCAAGGAGCGCCTGCGCAGCGGCCTGGGCCTGCTCGGCCAGCGCCTGATCCGCGACGGCGTGCGTTTGGGCGTCGATCGCGGCCACCTGGTCAGCAGTGCTTTTTTGCTCAGCCGCCATTGCCGCCGCGCGGGCCTGAATGCCGGCCAATTCCATACTGCTGGCCTGGGCCAACTGTGCCTGTGTTGCCTGCTCAGTCGGTGGGATCAATTGGGTGACGGCCGCCGCCGCCGCGTTCATTGCAACGGCGTTGGCCTCTACTGCAGTTGCCTGCCCGCCGGCAACGCCCAGGAAGTCCAGGATGGCCGCAGCAGCGTTGCGGTTCATCTCGGCCACACCCGCATTCGCGTTGTTGTAGGTGTTCGCCGCATCTACATACCGGAGGATGCTCTCGCGTGTGCCATCCGTGGTCGCTCCCAGCGTCGTCACAGCGTCAACGGTTGGAAGCACGGCATTGGCCAGCCCGCCACCGACCGATGCCTTGAGGTTTTCCCACATCGCCGCGAGTCGCTCGAGTTTGCTTGCGTTGGTCTCAGCCGCGCCGCCGGTCGCGTCCAGTGAGGCCTTCCCCTGGGCCAGCACGGCGTTAATGAGCGCCTGTTTTTGTTCCTGCTCCGTGAGCGCACTGGCGTTCTTGCCGAGCTGTTGCGCGTAGACTTTGTTGGCCTCGGTCACCGACACCGTGATGCCCAGGTTGTCCAGGATCAGCGCCGATCCGCGCCCCAAGCCTGTCACCAGGTCATTGAACGCTTGGGTCGTGCTGATGCCCATATCCTGCGCGCGCGCCCGGGCAATCTGCATGAGGGTTGAAAACTGCTGCGCCGAGTTCGCCACGCCCAGCAACTGGGCGCGGTTGGCGGCCAGTTGGAGATTCAGATCGCTGATGGTTCCGGCGCTTGCCGACCGCATGGCACTGAGAAGGGCATCGCCGGTCGTGTGGGCCGAGACCGCCAGCGCTTCGATGCGCTGGCGGGTTTGCTCGGCCTGGGCGCCCAACTGGATGAGTTCCCCGGCCTCGGATACGGCTTTGAGCGATGCGGCAGCGATTGCCGCAGGACCAATGATGCTTTGGAGACTGCTGGTATAGGCTTGCCCGAGTTGCTGGGCGAAGGTAGCACCGCGCTGGCTGCTATTTGCCGCCTGCTCCTGGGCCTTGGCCAGCCGCAGGGCCGCAAGCTCCGCCTGGCTCTGCGCTTTTGCCGCAGTCGCCGCCGCCGCTGCTGTCCGCTGCTCCTCAGTCGCCAGTCGCTGGGCAGTAGTCGCCGTGCGCTGTTCTTCGGTCGCCAGGCGCTGCGCCGCTGTTGCGGTCTGGTTGGTGGCGGTGGCGGTGCGCTGCTGGGCGGTCAGCAGGTTCTGCTGGGCGGTCGCCGCGCGGGCACTCGAAACCGCCATCTTATCAAGATCAGCCGATGCGCTACCCAGCCCACCCGCGCCAGACTGCTTGCTGGCCTGGGAGAGCTTCGCCAGGAACTGATCGACCGCCTGAGCGCCCTTCAGGTCAGCGGTCGTGATGATGGCGATGTTGATCGACTTGGCCGTACCCTACCTCCGGCGCCCAAAGCGGCGCCCCCGCTCCGACTCAGCCTTGCGCTTCCGTTCGGCGAACTCTTCGGCGATCTGCTGCTGCGCGATCTCGATCAGCGCCGCCGCCCGATAGGCGGTCACCTCGCTTGACCAGAGCGTGTCCAGGATGCTATCCAGCGACCGGCTCAGCTGCTTCGACAGGTGGATCAGCAGGTGTGTCTCGCTGGTCAGGGTTGCCAGTTCCGCCACCGGCGTTTGGTGGAGCGGCGTCTGCAGCAGTTGGATCGCCCGCTCCCGCGTTTCGTTCGCCACCGTCTGCGCCCTGATCGCCTGAAAACATGGCCTCGGGGCCTAACCTCGATAGGCCCACAATCCGATCGGCCAGCTCGCGCGTCGCCACATCGCGCCCATCGGCGATCAAGAGCACCTCGGCAACCGTGAACATCGGCACACGGGTGCGCGGGTCGATCAGGATCTCCCCATCCGCATTGCGCCGTCCATCCGCGTAGGGGGTGCCGGATGTGGGATTGACCACGCTCGACTGAATGAGCATGGCCCGGTAGAGTGCCTGATCCGGGCGCTCCTCGCCCTGTGCGACGGCCGCATCGTTGGCATTCTGACGCTGGCGAGCGCTGATTTCACGAATGAGCACCGCGCCGCCAAACAGCAGCTGAGTCGCGGGGGTGTCGATCGTCTCTTCGTGGAGTTGGGTGAGCGCACGCAGCAGCGTGGCCCTGTCGGCGTAGATGGTGGTCATCCGTGTGTCCCCTCACAAACCCCAGTGAAGCGCGCGGCCGGCGGTGGGGTTAATCCCGCCGTTCGGCCCGTCGACCTAGCCGCGCGCAGGTCCGGTGGTGCCCTGCCCGATGACAATACGAGTCGCTGTCAACTCCACCAGTACGCCCGTCAGACAGAATGGCCGCGGCACTCGCGGCTGAGGCCGTCCGATCCGGGCCGGTGGCGATGCCGGTGTCAGGTCAGCCTCAGCCGCAACTCCGATCGCCTGCTGAAAATAGCGCAGCAACTGCCCCTCGCCGAAGAGCACATAGGCCGGCAGGCGGGTGTCATCTGGGCCTGGCAGCGTCACGGTCGGCGAGATGACCATGCGCCAGGATGTGAGCACCCCGGCGCGCAGCCCGCCGATCCGCACAATGCCGGCCTGTCCTGCGGCCTGCGTCGCCGGGCCGCGCATCGCATCGAAGTCGCTGCCAAAGCTCGGCACGGCCTACGGGTGCTGGTAGCCGATGGCCGAGGCCGGCTTTGCCTGGAAGGTCGAGTCGACCACGTCTTCCAGGCCGAGCTTCATCCCGCCGCCATACAGTTTCACGGTCCCGTACCAGTACACCGTGGTGGTGTTCCGATCGGGATACAGGTACATCTTCAGCGTGGTGCGGGAAATGACCCACGCCTGCAACTGGCCACCACCCGACGCAAAATCCACGTGCTTGTCGATCTTCAACTCGACATCCGAGAGCGTCGGGATATAGGTGCGGTTGCTGTCGCCGTGCGCCGTATCCTCTGCGGCGTCGGTCTTATAGTCGATTGTGATGTCAAAGGTCTCATCGATCGGACTGGCGTTCGTGACGCCCAGGTAGATCTGGGCATTGGTTGAAGCAGCAGTCGCCATGGGCGTCGCCTCCTGTTATTGGGCAAAACAATCAAGTAGCTGGCGCGCGCGCTGTGTCCAGCTATGGGATTGCACCGCAGCATGCTGGCGAGCGGCCAGGGCATCCCGCTCGGCCGGGTGCGCGAGAAAATAGCGGATGAGCGCCTCCAGGCTGGCACTGTCGTGATACACCGGCACGCTGTCGCTGAACACATCCCAGATCTCGGCCCGCGCATCTGAGATGAGAAACCCCCCGCAGGCTGGCACCTCATAGGCCCGTGGGTTCAGGCTCTCAGCCATCCCCGGCGTGATGTGGAGAGCGTCGTCACCGCCAATCTGCGTGCTCGTACGGTGCTGATTCAGGCTGATCCTGGCACTCCGGTAGTAGCTGGCCACCACCGTGTTATCGGTCACCTGGCCGAGCGCCTCAGCCAGCGTCTGACGGGTGTAGTCGAGCGTCCGGTCGCGAAAATCAATCCCGGTCCAGTCCACCCCCCCGAGCAGGGCATCGCGCTCGGGGTAGCGCGTGCCGGCGAAGAACACATCGCACGGCTCCGCGCGCGGCCCATCGGGCGTATGGCGATCGGGGTGCCAGGCGTGCGCCAGGTAGTGGACACGCTCGGGCCGATTGTTCGTAAAAAACCCTACGGCCGCACGGTCGCAGGTGAGCACCGTGTCATAAAACTGTGCGGCGATCGCCTCTCGCAGCGGCGTTTCGTAGGGCGACTCGGTGCAGAGGATGGCGGTGCGATAGCCGCCGCGCCGGAAGGTCTCCGGGATGCTCTCCGGCACGTTCAGTCCATGGACAAAGATCACCCATTCGGCCCGCTTCGCCATCGCGTAGCCGGGAATGCCCATCGTACCGAGCATCAGCGGGTCAGGGTAGCCGCCCGGCGGTGCGATGTTCATCTCCTTAGCCGCACCCACCAGCAGCTCCATCGTCTCGAAGGTCTGATGGAGTGGGTACTCGAACACCTCACAGCCGTTCGCGCGCAGCCCGGCACACAGCCCCTCATACACGTTCAGGGTGCTGAAACCATGGCCGGGTGCGACGACGACGATCCGCATTAGTGTGGCCCTTCTTGCAAAACAGGAGCCGTTTCGGTCAGGATCTCGACCAGGATGGCCTGGAAAATCCAGGCCCTGGCCTGCCGCACCCGTGGCACGTCCGCCTCAACCACGGCTGCGCGCTTGACCCCCGCCGCATTATTGAGACGTGGGTAGGTGTCAAGATAGGCGATGAGCGCGTCTTTCTGTCCGTGCAGCGCCTGCGTTGCCGTACCGTCGTCGGCCTGCCCCCGTGCCTGAAAGAGGATGACGGCAATCTGGTGGCGCTGCTGGCGCTTGCCGTGTGCGCCGCGGCCGCCGCCCAAATTATCGGCATACTCCGATTTGCCGGCCTGCATGAGCACCGCCGCACTTGTGACGCCGGCCTTATCAAGTACCGTAAAGTCACCACGCGCGCTGTTCTGTGTAGTGAAGGTTGCGCCATTGCCGGATGCGCGGACAGCGGCCAGGAGCGCCTCTTCAGATGGCACATAGGTGCTCATGGCCCGATCACCCGATCCAGCGCGTCCTCAATCCGTGCCGCAACGCGCGCCTCCCAGGCATCCATAATCTGCTCGGTCGTCCGCCAGCGGTCCACGTGGATCTCGGCCTGATCTTCGCCCTGCACCCACGGCCCATGCGGCTCGGGATTGGTCAGCGTGGCCAGCAACGTATCGCCCTGGAGGTCAAATACCGGCTCGGCATCCAGCCACCCATCGTGCAGCTTGTTGGTGCGTGCATAGCGCTGGTTCGGACGCTCAGGTGGATAGCTCGCCGCATCCTCGGCCATATCGTCCAGGATCGCCCCCACCTCGGCCTGAATTGCATCCAGCCGCAGCCGCGCCAAATCGCGCCGGACCTCTTCAACGCCGGTGATGTGGGTAGTGACCTGAATCATGTGCTATACTCTGCCCTGAAAGGAGCCCCGCCATGGACGAAACCGAAGATGACGAGACCGGTGCTGTTTGGCGTGTGCCGCGCTACCCGCTACCCGCTGCCAGCGCTTGCGCCTGAAGCGCTCGATAGCATCTTGGCTGAGTTTGGACGCTTCCTGGCAAACCATCCATTTGCGCTCCTACGCCAGCCTGACGATTTTGATGATCCTCACTCGGTATAGCCCGGCTCCTTGCCCCGGTTCTCAGCAGTCGGGTTATTCCCAAACCCACCGCGCGTGAAGATGGGCCTGAGCGCCTGCCCCGTGCGGGTTGTGCCGCCCACCCGCAGCCCGGACAGCGGACCGGGCAGATGATTTGTGACCAGGATTGCGCCCAGCGCGGCGAGCGCCCCGCTCTCGATATAGGCTTTCGCCTCCTTGAACATGTCCAGGAACTTGTTCTCGCGCCGGTTTTCGTCTTCTGCGTCATACCCGCCGGCCCGTTGTGAGAGTTCGACATGCCCCGCCGCGCCCACCTGGGCATAGCGCGCCAGCACCCCTACAGCGTCGGCCTGCGTCACCGGGATGACATAGCCGGCCGCAGCCAGCCAGCCGTTCAGCGTATCCGAGCACTGATTAAGAAAGTCCTCCACCTCGGTCAGCGTCGGCGCAGTCGCGTCCACCCCACCACTCAGGTGTGTCGCGGTAAGCGCCGTAACAACCCCTGTCCCGTCACTCCCCGCGGCGTTCGCCACACTGACCAACGCATCCGCCGCCGGCAGGGCCGCAATCGCCGCCGCCACCTGGGCCGCCGTGCTGGTGATCGCCAGGCCGTCATGGGCCAGTGTTACACTGATGGCGCGGCCAATAACACTCACGCTCAAACTCGCCAGCACGCCAGGGTTGACGTAGGCGATCGTGATGGCGTCGGCGTCGGCTGCGATCTGGCGTGCGGTGTACACGAGGTCGTTATTCGCGCCGGTCAGCGCCGTGGTGAGCGCACTGGCAGTGCCGTCGCTAAATGTGCCGTTGCTTTTGGCCAGGCGTTTTACGTAGGCGGCAACCCCCGCGACTGATCCATAGGCATTGGCGTCGAGCGTCATGCCAGCACCTCCAGGATCTGCGCCGCGCGTTGTGCCCAGCTGTGTGGCTGGACTGCCTGGTGCATCTCCTGGGCAATCCGGGCGCGTTCGTCAGGATGCGCCAGCCAGTGGCGCATCTGGCGGGTGAGGTCACCTGCATCGCCTGTGCGGTAGGTCGGCACACAATCGCCAAACACATCGAGGCGCTCGGCCCGGCTGTCATCCATCAACTGGAAGCCCGCGCAGGCGGCGATCTCATAGGCCCGCGGTCCCAGGCTCTCGGCATAGGTGATATGTCCACCACTGCCGTGCATCGTGGTGGTGCGGTGGTGGTTGAGATTGATCTTTGCGCTTCGATAGGCCCGCGCGACGGTGTAGTTATCGACCAGGTCGGTAATCCCCTGATCGAGATCCAAGAAGCCACGTTTGGTAAAGGCGATCCCCGTCCAATCGACACCAGCAAAGAGTTCCTTTCGCTCGGCAAAGAGGCTGCCGCAGAAGAACACATCGCATGCGCTGGCCGGATCGGGCGGGAGATCGGGGCTATGTATTTGTGGGTGATAGGCGTGCGCCAGGTAGTGTGTGCGCGGCTGCACGCACCGGAAGCGATCGAGCGCCGTTCGCTCGTTGGTAAAGGCCGCGTCGTAGAACGTGGCCATATGCGGCTCGACATCCATCCAGTAGGGCGACTCGGTGCAGAGGAGCGCCACCTTGAGGCCAGCCCACCGAAGCGCCTGTGCATCATAGGCGTTGTAGTTATGACCAGACACCACGAGTACCCAATCTGGCCGCGCCAGGAGCGCCCCGCGCGTGATGTGGGCCGATGCCAGGGCAGAGCGATTTAGCGTGCCGTCCAGCAGCAAAGCCTCTTTGGCCAGCACCTGATCGGTCACCCCCTGCTGGATGAGCATGCCGTACCAGTTGAGGATGGTATCGAGCCGCCCCTCGCTGACGGTCACCCCCTGGGCACGCAGGCCCGCCACCAGTCCATCATAGACATCGCTGGTGGAGAAGCCTGCCCCTGGATGAACGACGAGTACGTGCATACCCTGCCCCTAATCCACGCAGTCGGTGAAGAGCACGCCCAGGCTGGCGGCCACCTGCTTCAGGTCGTAGTAGCAGATGCCCCGGTAGATATCGCTGTTGATCGTCTCATCCGGGTAGGATTCGATCCGCATGTCGCCCTGCCCACCCTCATTCCAGGCAAAGGTGTACCCGGCGGCCGGGACATCAATGCCCGGCGCGTTCGGGCGCGCGACGATCAGGATGTCATCATCAATCACCGGTAGATAGTTCGCGGTCTTGCCCTCGGCGGCTGAGTTGTATTCGCGATCGGCGACAATCAGCTCGTCCAGTCCCAAAATGCCGGCGAGCGCAGCCCGCAGCGCATCGATCGTGCCCACCTGCATATACACGAGCTTGCCGGTGATATCGGTGTTCGAGAGCAGCGCGGTTTCGACAATCGTGCCGCAGCAGGCGACGATTTTATGGTTGGACGAGGCGCCCAGTCCCCGGCGCACCGTGCGGACGGCGGCCTGGATATCCTTGATTGGCGTGCTGCTGGCAGCGCTCCACTTGCCGTTGCCGAGCGCACCCACCCCCCAGCCCTTGCCGGTCACCATCCACTCGGTTGCGAAAGAGTAGTCCTCTTCCAACATCAGCTGGTCATAGAGCCAGTTGGTGGCGGTGTTCCCCAGATCGAGCGCCGGGTCGGCGTTGTTCTGGTTTTCGCGCGGCACGGGGTACTCCAGCGAAAACTGGTCGCTGAAGTAGTTGTCGTTATCCAGGTTCATGCCAGAGCGGGCGAATTTGGTGCCCGGCGCGCGCTTCGCGGCGTTCCGGCGCCACTGGTCGGCCTTGCGCCAGACGAAGAACTTATCGTTCTGCTTGTCGACCACCACGCGGGCGAACATGCGCTCGGCAATGCTCGGCTTATCCTGCCGAAACGCCACCGAAAGGTCGGAGAGCGCCCGTTCGATATGGACGGATTGGCTCGTCGGTTGGGGCATAGCGTTACTCCGTAGTGTTCATATTGACGAAGTGGTTGCGCGCGACCTACCCAAACGCTCCACTTGCTTAGTACCGATGCACATCCACGGCGATCGAGATGACCTGGTTGGCGCCGGCATCCACCACCGTCTCCAGGCTGTCGCCCAGAATCCAGCGGTTATCGGTGGTTGTCACGGTGGCCTCGCCGGTCGCGGCCACGCCCAGGCTATCGCCGGTGTTGATCGTGCCGCCGTAGGCCACACACTTGGACGGGCCAGAAATCACCACCGCCGCCATCTGCCCGGCGGTGTTGGGCGCATCCTGCAACACGCCGAACGGCTTGGTGGTGGTCGCGCCGATCGTGCCCAGCGCGCCTTGTGGATAGGTAGCGCTGGTCGTCACCGCCACCGGATAAAACTGAAAGGCCGACAGATCGGCCCCGGCCGGCATGGAGATGACCACCGGCGCTTCAAATGTGGTTGCCATTTAGCGCCCTCCCTTCGGTGTGGGCTTGCGCACCACCGTCGCACCGCTGTCGTTATAGGCCCGGTAGAGATCCGGCTGCTCGCGCCGCACTGCGTCGATCGCCGCGCTCGCGTTCAGCCCACTCGCGCGCTTCGCGGCGATGGCTGCCTGCCACTGTGCAGCCACATCTTGCGTTTCCGCCCCGCCCTCGCTCCCGGCCTCCGAGAAGTCGATCAGGTCGTTGGTGAGGATGCGGCCGATGATGCCCTGGAATTGGGCGGTCAGATCGGTGCTTAGGGCATCCAGCGCCAGCACGAAGCTGGTGAGGGTCTGCGGCTCGACGGGCAGTGCCTTGGGGCGGTCCATCCGCGGACTAGTGGCATCCTGCGCCCAGGCGGTGAGTTTCTGCTCGCGCTGGTAGCGCGCGACCTCGCGCTGCATCTCCAGCCGCGCCTCGGTGCGGATCGCCTCGATCTCGGGGACGATGTAGTCGGGCTTGTGCTTCTTGACGATGCGGCGGATCTCGTCGCCGTCGAGCATCTTGATGACGTGCGAGCGGTGCGCGACCTGCATCG